CTTATGGTGCTTGATGATAGGATCAACAACAATATTCTTCTTACGGAGATGATTATAAACGATAGCATCCCACATACGCACCTGAGAGAATGCGTCCATGTAGTTTGTCTTGGAATCATACGCAAGGGTTAGAACAAGCTCAATCAGCTTAATCTTATCGTCAATCTTCTCAACAAGCTCAACGTCCTTGATGTTATACTCAATGAATAACTGATAGTTGTCTTTGTAGAGAGTATGAAGATTACCATACTCTTCATACGAAAGCTTACGCTCACCAACTTCTACATTGGCAATAGCATCAAGCTTATATGATTCCTGAGACTGACCACCAGGAGCAAACTTCTTATACATTGCGAGATAGTCCAGAATAGCAATACCCATTAGATCATAGGCTTGTTCTTCTGCGCCATTATATCCACGGATCTTACGCTCATTCACAATCATCCAAGGAGACAGACGCTTTGTTGCGTCTTCACCAAGGACATTACGAATACGATTGACAAGATAGGGAATATCGAAACGCTCAACATTCCAACCAGTAATGATATCTGGATAGTTTTCAGACCACTCATCAATGAACCGCTTGATTAGATCGATTTCATTACGACACTGAATATACCAAACATCATCGCGCTTGTTATCAAACTTGCCACAACCCAGGACAATAAACTTGCCTTGATTGTTCTTGAATGTGATAGCAGTGATAGGCTCACTGGCCTGACCAGGCTCAGGGAATCCATTCTCGGATCCAACCTCGATATCGATATTGGTAACATTGATATGACTTAGATCCCAGTCCACATCATCGCTGAAATGGTCTGCGATGAAAGCATACTCATACTTTTGATTGCCATAGATTTTGAAGTTCTGTACATCTTTGTACGTTTCAACAAAGTCTTTTGTTTCGCGGATGTTGCCTGGCTTCATTTCAGCCATAGCTTCACCAGAAACGGAAGAAAACCCTGTATGCTCTTTTGCTGGAACATACAGGGTTGGGAAATAATCAATCTTTCGCTTGACTTTTCTTCCGTCTTCTACACCGCGATACAGGATACGAGAACCGTAGACCTGAACATTAGTATAGAAAGATTTCATTTAAGCTCCTGGAAGGATAAGATTACTGGAAGGTACAACAAGTCCACCAAACATGGAATTATATTGATTGATAAACTCTTTGATAGGATTGATTATAGCAATAATATGAGACTTGTCAATAGTAAATGTCTTGTCATCACTAAATTCTGCCCAAGGAGCAAAGCCTACATTTGGAGTCTTAGGATCAACCTTGTTAGGCATCACAATAATACGAACAGGGTTCTTGATTATCACACTTGTTGGAATAGGCGATGAATCTGTAACTTCACCAAGTAACTCTTCACCCGTAACAAGTCTTAGGATCTTAATATTAGCTGCCATTATTCCAACTCCATCATATAATCAAACACTCCAACTGTCATCCACTTTTCAGGGACATAAGTCATCCGATTACCACTCTCAGTCTTATAGACATACTTGTTATCGTAGTCCATAACCTTAGCAAGCTTCTCCCACTTGCCATCATAGGCGCGTTGTACGAACTGAGTTTCAAGAATATTCATTATATACTTCTCCAAATTAATTAAATATTGTGCCGTTCATTTTTTCTTCGGTGGTAACGAATATCATCCGTTCGCTGTCATCAGTATAGTATACAGGGTTTAGCCCTGCTTGTCTATAGTCTTCTGCGTATTTTATTGCTATATGGAAGTTGCTGTCGGGGCCGGATAGTTCTGCTGCTTGTTTAATAATTTCTTCGGAAATAGTTTGATAAGTCATAGTTCTATTCCTTCTAAAGGGTTACCATACTCCGTCTTCTATTACCCACGCGCGACCATTCTCTATAAGTTTACCAATACAATCATCACAAACATTACCAGTCTTATATTTATCCTTCTTCAAGGCAAACTTTTGCATATCGTAGAAAGAACCATACTGAGCAATGATATAAAAATCTCCATTCATTAGATAGAGAGTTGCGGCACACCCATGACTATGTTCCATGTTTTGTTTTGTTGAAGAATAGAACTCTTGTTCACAGGTGTTACACTTCATCAGTCCCAGAGCCCCCGATAATATTTGCCAAATAGACGAAAACCGTTTTGTATGCGGTCATTAATTACCTTGCGTTCAGCAAACTTTTCATCATCCCAACCTTCAGGCTCACGCTTGTAGATTTCCATTTCCCACTCTTCATCAAGTTCCATTTCAAAAGCATAGATCATTTCATCCATAACCCAATTCCAACGAACATGAATAGTGTCATCAGGATCCCAGATTTCAGTCTCACGAATATCAGGATCACCCATCTTAATACGATCTGCGTTAGACCGAAGATGTTCGGGCACATCTTCATCATCAGTATAAGGAGAACCGTGTTTGGTAGCTTTAAGTTGGATCAACATTGGAAGAACAAGAAGCGCAAGAGTATGATTCATATTCCAAGTATCATACTTATCAATACGAATTTTGGTCTTGCGTTTCTTCTTAGAATAAGTCCATTCACAGATACGACAAAGGGTGTCGCTCTTTGCAAGCCACTCACCAAAATTGTGAACGCGGCTATCTTTATTCTTGTCCATCCAGAACAGTAGCTTTTCAGCAATCTGGTATGGGCCGATCCAATCACGATATGGGCCGATATAGACTTTCATTCTTTAATTTCCTGCTCTTCAATAACCTTATTAGCAGATTCAATAAGAGTTGCCAAAATACCCTTTCGCGCAAACACTAAAAGAGTTTCATAGTCCATAGTCACGGTAACAGTTGCACTACCGTCTTCGTTTTCAACAAACTCATCTAGGGTGAAGTGATCCATTATGTTGGGCTTCCTGACTTTCCAAGTGCCTTGAGTACAGTGTCCGAACTAGTTGACTGACAGGTGTAAAGCACCTTGCCAGAATTTGTACCAAGTTCAAGCTGCTTCTGGTTCACAACTGCAATACCAGATTCGTTGCAAGACTGCTCGTTATTGTATTGGGGATCTAATGGAAACTGAACTTCGGCATAAACATCGCCGTTGCTCATAATGGTAGTCAAAACGATAAACCAGATCATGTTATACCTCATAATAATGGAGCGGGATACGAGATTCGAACTCGTTTCACTAGCTTGGAAGGCTAGGGCACAACCCATATACCAAACCCGCATTCTTTGTATTTAGTCAATTAATTTAGAAATGCCAATCAGTTCAGGAAACTTTCTTTCAAGAAGAACCAGTGCTTCTTTACGGTTGCCTTGATTCCAATACTGTTCAACGGAAGTAATGTCAGGTTCTTCTTTTCCAACATAGAAGCCTCTATCTTCAAGTTCATTGATCAAATCTTCTTCATCTAGGTCACCAAAATCAACATCAACGTAAACAGTCTGTTCAAAAGTAGGCATTAGATTTCCTCTGTGTGTGTTTCAGTATGGATACTATACTACGGAAATCACACTAAGTCAAGTGAAATCATCTTCCTCTGCCTGTTGGTTTCTTTGGCATCTTTGGAACGTTTCCTTGCTGTTTTGGCGATTTCACGTTTCCGTTCTTGGGTGGCGTAGAACCACTCGGTGATCTCCTCAGCCGTGCGGCCGCATCCGCGGCATATTCTTTGATCGTCTTCATATTCACATACCTTTGTACAAATGGAATTATTCATTATTGGTCTACATAATAGGATGATGTATATCCAGCAACATGTCCGCCAGCATTCAGTCTGTCAAATTCCAATAGCTTGTCCTTAGGCACATTGAAAAAATGAGCATGTTCTGTATCAAATCTATGCATCGATCCTCTTATCATATATTCTAAGTTTTTATCCAATATTTCAAGATATTCGTCTGTCATGGATAAATTCCAAGAATATAATAGTGTTTCTAGAATATAAGGAGAGTTGTATTCTTTCTGTATGGATTCATCCATCCAACTCTTTGTTCTTTTCCTAAACACAAACTTGCCTTCAGCGTCTTTATAATCATCCATTGTGAAGTTGTCTAAAAGTATATATCGACCACCAAGTTTGAACATTCTTCCAGGTTGATTCAAATCCAATTCAGTTTTTGCAAACTCGATACCCTTCTTTACCAAATAGATTTCACCAAAACTCTTTAAACCTCTTTGATTAAACTCTTGAGCATTTGGGTCATCGCTGTAATCAAGATAGTAATCCACATGTGAAGCAAGTTCATCTTTTTGTGTAATCGATAATCCACCAATAGAGCTATCGCAGAAAATTATTACAGAATCAGGAACTTGCTTTTTTATGCTTTTAAATGTATCAAACGTCAATCTGTATCGATCTTCAAATGGCAACATGCCGATCAACGATTTAATACAAGATGGGACTATAAAAACGTTCATTCAAATTTTCCTACAACAGACACGATATGATCCAAATCATTTTGATTCAACCACCAACCATTTGGAATACAAATCTGCGTTTCAGTAAAACTTGTTACTCCTGGCAAATCTCCTTCGTGAAATTGTGCTGTGCTATCATATTGATCATTTCTAAAATGTACAGGACTTGAACTGATACCATTATCAAGCAAATGCTTTTCAAATTCTTTCTTTCTACCATTCAACACATGCATACTAAACAACCAGAATGAAGTTGTGCCATCAAACTTAGGAAGAACAATTTTATCATTCTTGATATTCTTTATAAGATATCTGGAATTTTTTCTACTTCTTAGAACGGACTTTCTAGCTTCAGGTATGTTACTGATTCCAATAGAGGCACTAATATCATTCATATGATACTTGAATCCTGCAGTCTTAATGTTTTGAGTGCATCTGAAGGACTCACTCTTAGTGCGATCTAAACCAAACCATCTCAGTAGTCTAGCTTCCTTTTCTCTCTCTTCATTTGGACATACAACCATGCCGCCATCACCACAAGTCAAGAACTTAATAGCTTGGAATGAATAGCAGACATAATCACCACGTTCAACTGTCTTCTTGAAGAAAGAATCCCAAGTATGTGCAGCATCTTCAATGACAGGAACACCAAAAGCTTTTAGTTTCTTATAGTCGCATAGTTTGCCTGCCCAGTTAACAGCAATAATAGCCTTTGTCTTAGATGTTATTAGCTTTTTCACGCTCTTAGGATCAATCAATCCTGTAAGCGGATCAATATCTGCCCAACGAATACGCGCATGACGGTGAATGGCACCAATCTGAGATGCAAAACATGTTTGTGGTGTAGAGATTACTTCATCATCCACGCCAACACCACACAACTCAAGAGCCAGATCAATCGCAGATGTGCCCGAGTTAACAGTGACAGGCTTCGTATTTGTCTTCAGTTCTTTCTGTAGCAATTCTTCAAATAAATCTACCTTTGGTCCCTGCGCGATGAATCCAGAATTCATAACATCTTTAACAGATTTAGACGCATTCTTTGACATTCTAACTTTAAACAGATTAATCATTTTTCAATATACCTTCCAAATATTTACTTTCAAGACTCAGAAGACCCTGATATCTCGTCTTTATCTTTTTTGCTGGACAACCAGCATACACATTCCAAGCGTCTAAACTCTTATTCACTAATGACATTGCACCAACAGAACAACCAGTATCAACTCTTACGCCAGGCAACAGGACTGAGTTAGCACCTATAATGGAATGTTTACCAATATAAACTACGCCAGATATGATGTTCTTATATTCTAAGGGTATGGTAGAATTTGTCAAGTAGTTCCCACCATAATCATCAGACATACTATGTATTTGAGTGCCAAATGCTAGACCGCTAAAGTCTTCCATGATAATGCCAGCGCCAGCGCCGAGATGACAATGAGAAGCAATATGGATATGAGAACCTAAAGTCAAGAACCCAGTACCCGATGCAATGATAGATGTGAATCCATCAATACGGACATTATCACCTATAGAGATATTTTCTACACCAACGACGATACATGTCTTGTGAAGCTTTGATCCAATTCCTACTTTCTTGAAACCAAGATTCAAAAGTTCTTCACGCTCATAGAATCCAGCGTTTATCATTCTACGAATCCTACATCTGGAAAGTACTTTAAGAATAGATCGTTGTCGTTGTCTCTTTTAGTTTTGATTTTACTCTTAATCTCATCAAAGAAATTCCACGCGAGAGGAACAAATACTACCTTATCAGATGGACTCAATGTAGAAAGAATATCAGATGATACGATTGGAATACTTGAACCAGGTGTGTAGAGTCCTTGTTTCAGAGGATTATCATCAATGATATAATCCATTTCAACAAAAGAGATTCCTGCATAGTTAAGCAATGTCATGCCTTTTGCAGCAGCACCATAACCAATGATCTTGTATTTTGTACTTTTAGCCCTATCAATAGCGTCTTTAAAATCATGAGCTACACTGCTACACTCACAAGCATATTTCTCATAGGTAGAATCTGTCAGTAGACCTGCTTTGCGTTCCATATCAATCAAGTTCTCAATATTAGCCGAGCGTGAAGCATATTTAGAAATAACAAAAATGTAACTATTTCCGTGAAGAGGACACTTGATCACATCAATAAGATTGAGACCTGCTCTCTTACATAGTTCATTCATTGAGTTGATATTATAGAACGAGATGTGTTCGTGATAGATGGTATCAAACTCATTATTACGAATCATATCGGCCTGTGAAGTCTGTATGAACAATAGTGAGTTTCGTGCCATAACATCTTTAGCATTCTTTAAGAAAGTTAAAGGATCATAGTTGTGAGCAAACACGTTTTGAGCAATGACGATAGCATACATACCAGCAGTCTTTACAAACGACTCGTCAAAATATCCAACGTGGATATCATGCCCCTTCGCGCGTGAAGTTGCTGCTAGGTTCTCAGCAGGATCCACGCCATATGTTTCAGTAGTATCTGAAATAAAATAGTTAAGCTGTGAACCATCATTGCAGCCAATATCTAATACAGTATCAAGAAACTCATTTGATAATGCCTCAAAATACTCCTTCGAGTACCGAGCGAACCATTCAAAGTGATCGTTCATGGTTTTGGACGTACCAGACACATACAGATAATCTTTGAACATCAAGTCTGGATTAACAGCATGTGTTAACTGAACATGATAACAGTTCTTACAAAGATTGATGGCCAAAGGAAACATCTCTAACCACTCAGACTTATCTTTGCGATAGCTATTAGCAAGAGGTTGAAAGCCAAGATCGAGGGTTAGCTTAAGATCACTAGAACCACAAGCTAAACACTCTTTCAATTCAACATCATTCTTCTCTACGAACATCATTACAATTCGATCCATTCCTTATTAGCAAGTGACCAATCAACTACTTCCTTTATACGATTTTCAAGTGTGAACTTTGGTTCCCAACCAAGCTCACGCATGTAGTCACCAGACAATGCATAGCGAAGATCATGACCAGGTCTAGATGAATGGAAATCTACCAATTCATAGACGGGCTCTTTACCTACAGCATTAGCAATGTAATTAACTAAAGATAGATTGTCAATTTCTTCTTTACCCACAACATTGAACTTAGGACACTTGGCACCACCAAAGTCCGGCTCATAAATCTTCTTAAGCTGATCTTCATTTAGATGAAGCAAGAAATACATAGCATCGGCTACGTCTTTACCGTGAACATAGAATCGTGAACCAGGAACAGTCTTGGTATGATCCGAGTGAATGAAAATCTTCTCACCATCACGAATCTTACGAATACACATAGGAATGAACTTCTCTGGATGCTGACGCTCACCGAAGACGTTCATAGTATGTGTGACGAAGATAGGAAGCTTGTAAGTGTTCTCATACGCAACGCAGAACTCTTCGGCTGCGGCCTTAGAAGCTGAGTAAGGATTAGTTGAGTTGTAACGATCACGTTCCTTGTATGCAATACCGGGAGGTGCAATACCAAAGATTTCATCAGTGCTGAAATAGATTAGGCGCTCAAGGTTCTTTAGTGTTCTCGCATAGTTTAGTAGATGAACAGTACCAATAGTATTGTCCATAACAAATTCCATAGGATGAGAGATAGAACGATCAACGTGAGATGCCGCTGCCAAATGAAGAATGATATTCACATCGCCAATTAGATTGCGATTGATATCTGCAATCTCAGCACGTAGATCATGCCAAACAATCTTTACTCTCTTACGTACTTCTGGTGGATAACGCTTAACAACATCATCTAATCTATTAAGATTGCCTGAGTAGTCCAAACGATCAAGAGAAACGATTTCCCAGTCTGTCTTTTGTAGGAATAAATCTATGATGTGATGACCAATGAAACCTGCGCCACCTGTGATTAAAACTCTCTTGCTCATAACTACCTCGCTATCTTAAATTTTCTAAATGTCACTTGAGAATCAATAAACTGCCAATCTTCTCGCTTGTATTTATCTCGCATAATTCTAGGGTATACTTCGCTTATCATATAGTTCATTTCTTTCATTGCTTCTGTTTGGTCGTAGTATGACGGCTTGATATGATTTGGCGGATGATACATACTACCAGTGTGAAAAACATATCCAGGAGTTTGCAAAACTTCAGAGAACATCTTATCTACTCCCCAACCAACATCAATGTTTAGTTCATTGAAGAAGTCTAGAATTTTAAAGAACATATCGTTTCTAAAAACAGGAACACCCATTTCAATAAAGTTTGTTTCGGAAAAATCACATTCACTATCAAATGCACAGCACTTGTAAGATGTGCCTTCAATTATCGAAAGCTGCCAAAATGGCAAATTAAATTGTGTTGCCAATTCAAAAGCAGTGTTATAACTTTCAATATCTGTGACTAGATCATCATCAATACAGCCAATGTACTTGTACTTTGAGAAATCAAACATTTTAGGCAGTTCACGAATGATCTGCCACTTATGACCTTTCATGTGTAGGATATGATCATACGTATTTGGTTCTGGTACATAATCGTTATATACAACCACAAGAGTTTCATAATTGCGTTTGGCTCTGTCAGTATATCTCCAATGATTTTCTTTATCAAATCGTTCTTCAAAGATCAGTGGAATACCAACTGGTGTTATTATAAGATTATCAGCCATTAATCACACCTTTATAAACATTCTTATTAAACCATCCACGAAAACGATCCATATCTAGGTACTTGTTATATGGTTCTTTCCAACTGTGGAATAGATTTTCCATATACATTTGCTCATATAGTTCTGGCGTTGTATCTACTTCAACAATTGCTTCGAAGAAAGCATCATCATCTTGATAGTCGTGCCAGTTTAGAAAAGCCTTTGTATTGAAATCACAGTCAATCGTTGTACTGCCCCAATAGATAGGAACTGTTCCATACATATATGCCTCATAAAGCTTTTCTGTAGCATAACCAGCATAACTGGAATTTTCAAAGCAAAGATTGAACTTATAGTTGTTCAAAAATTCCATCTTTGCTTTTCCAGAGTTCTCTCCACGTTCTAAGATGTATCCTACATTATTAAACAAAGGACCTGCGCTGTCAACCTTTTTATATTCATTCAGTCTTTGAAAGAAGTAATTTCTCTTCTCACAAGCACCATTCTTTACCACAAAGGAACAAAACTTGTCCTTAAACTTTTTTATAAGATCGAATGGATCTCTATTTAAAGTTTTGGTATTCATAACATCACCTCTCTTTTGATTGAGATGATCGTATAGAACGTAAAGTGGAAGTCTATATTGCTGTTCATTATCTACATGATCAAATGAAATGGCATAGTTACAATGATAATTATTTGGTCTTTCGTTCTCACCTGTATAGAAAATCTTGATACACTTCTTATTGTTATAGTTTACATTGTTGTTACCGAAGTTTCTATCGCAGAATATGAGATAGTCAGGATTAATATCATCACGAATGATTTCATAGTCTACTGATAGAATATCTGTAAAGAATATAACAATCGATTCAAACGTGTCTGTGAATCCAAGTCTAAGAATTGGTTTTGTCATTTTCTACCTGCTCTTCAATCCAGTTGTATGTCCAAGTGATGCCGTCCTTCAACGAATACTTAGGTTTCCATCCAAGCTTCTCTTCAATCAATCTGTTATGCGAGTTACGACCACGGACGCCCAGTGGCCCAGGTTGATGAAATATAGCGAGATTCTTGCCACGTATATCCATGACCATCTGCGTTAGTTCATTGATTGTTATCATTTCTTCTGAACCAATATTTACTGGGCCCATAAAATCCGATTCCATCATTAGACGAACAGCATCAATACAATCATCAATGTAAAGGAATGAACGTGTCTGTTCACCATCACCCCAAACACCAACCACTACATCTGCTGTAATAACTTTTCTACATGTAGCCGCAGGCGCTTTTTCTTTACCACCTTTCCATGTACCAAGTGGCCCATAGATGTTATGAAAACGACCGATGCGAACAGGTATACCATAGTTGCGATTGTAAGCCAAATACAGACGCTCACTGAATAGCTTTTCCCAACCATACTCTGAATCTGGATTAGCAGGATAAGCAGAGGACTCCTCACAATTAGGATTATTAGGATCCAACTGATTGTGTTCAGGATACATACATGCCGAAGATGAGTAGAAAATCTTTGTCTTGTTGATCTTGTATGATTCGTTCATATCACGCACAGCATCAAGCACATTGAGATTGATTGTTGCTGAATTATGCATTACATTTGCGTCATTCTCGCCTGAGAAAATATATCCAGCACCACCCATATCAGCAGCGAACTGATAGATTTCATCAAATGGTAAATCAAATTGTCTAGCCCATGTTTGATGAGGTCCACGATTGCTACCTGCCCATCCAATCAACTCTTGAGCATTGATTGGATCACGAAGATCACGAATGACAAAATGATCTGCTTCAGACTTGCCAAATTCAGGATGCTTTAAGTCAACACCACGAACCCAATAACCTTCACGCTTTAGTCTATTGACCATATGATTGCCGATGAATCCACCAGCGCCTAATACTAATGCTGTCTTAGTCATTATACTTCTCCATAATCTTGTCTCTCCAAGCATGAGCCCTGTCATACTGGTGTACAATTACAAACCTATTTCCCTTTTCATTCTCAACATAACCATCAACAGTTAACTTAGGCTGTTCATCAAAATACTTAGTCTGATATAGAATCAAGTTTGTTGGATTCTGCGCTACACTCATGCCGATATCACCAGCGCCAGACTTTACAGCCTCAATTGTTGTGCCAAGCTGAATTGCCCATGCGTCGGAATTGTATGAGAACTTAACAATATCCTTGTATGGCTTCTGTTGAAGAATGACATTGAATACAGCCTGATCAACGATAGGAATAGGTCTGTTGATAGACAATTGGAAAATCAAGAATAACAAATCAGCAATGTACGCAGCTTCGCCCGCAATGGTGCCTACGTTGAAGATCGGATTTGACTTGTATATACTATGGAAGTATGGACCGAAAGCTTCTCTTAGATTGTTATCGCTCCAAGGCTCGTCTTCATATTTCATTCCTTCAGAAGCGACTACGATGGCTTCACGACCAGAGAAGATCATTTCATCCAACCAGACGGAAGGATTCTGTTGAAACACAACATCGCGCGTGTCCGTAGTAATCACAAAGTCATAATGATCAAGGTTCTGTCTGATATAGTTCCAGATGTAAAAGAAGCGTTCTACATGAGGCGCACCATTTGTGTGTGCTGTAAAGTTGCCTTCAGCATCCTTATTGCCATACAACTCAAGGATAACACCCTTGCTTGTCAGCTTATCAATTGTCTCTTTGGTAATGTTTGTTGCGACTAGAACAACATCACCAGCAAAACCAGAAAGCTGAATTGAATTGACCCAATACTTCAATTGATCCCATGTGTATCCAGAAGCACCGCCAATAATTAAATCTTTACCCATATTATATTGCCTTTGTATAAAAATCATCACATCTTGAGAAAGCGGTAAATCTTCTTCTAAATCCATTAGCGGCTAGAAGATTGAATATATTTGTCCTATCTTCATTGATTTGATTATGTTCAACAGTTATATTATGTATATCATATTTCTTCGGCCCATCAAAGAATGTCTTGAGAATATGAAATTCACTGCCCTCAGTATCAATCGACAGATAGTCAATGTTTTCTGGTGCAGAATATTCGTCCAACAAATCGGTAAGTGTGATAGTAGGAACTAAAATAGTCTTGCCTCTATTTCTATTTTCCGTGTGTTCATCTTTTGAAGCAAACTCCTTGATCCCAGAAATATCTGGAGTATCGGAAGCAATGAATTCGATTTCCTTACCTGTCTCAGAGTATACACACTTTTTTGATATATTGCAAGTTCTATTTTTAAAAAGATCATTATGCCATACAGAATTTGGTTCAGCCAGAATACCTTTCCATCCATACTTTTTTTCCAATAGAAGAGAATTGCTTATAATTTTTCCGTCTGTAGCACCAAACTCAACAAAGTATCCATCTCTCTTATACTTTGTTTGGTATAACACGAAAACATCTTGATAGTTCTGTGATAGAGTATCGTTAGCATTCATCAGACAGTGTCCAACAAACTCAAGTTCTTCACTCTTTTTAAGTAGAATGTTTGGTGCTGATTGAACAGTGTATATAAGATTATGTAAAAAGTTTAAATCAACCATGGTAGTTTACCCTTATAATGTTCAAGCTGCTGTTCGTTGCCCTTGATGAAGAAATCAGCATCAGGAGAATTTGGATTTGCGTCTGTTCTATAACAGAGCGTGTGCTTATAACTTGTATCCCATTTAGGATTTTGAGCTAATACACTGTAAAGATATCTGCGATCACCACCCCAACCAGAATGCCAAAAATGACATGTCTTCTGTAAGAATTTTGTATTGAAAGCAAAAGAAGATGTATCAACAAGATACTGAGGATCATTGTGAGAGAAATAGATTGGCCATTTGCCTAGAGCTTCACAGTTATCATCTGCGATATATGTCTTGTCGGGAGAGTATATCTTGCGTAATGAATAAGCGAAATCATTACCTTGATCAAGTACCTCTACAAGAGTTCTCACATGATCTTTTTCATACCAGTTATCTTCATCAAGCAAAAAGACATAATCAGCATTGATTAGATGAGGAACACCAGCATAGATGCGATGACCATAGAAATTGCCACCAGCCTTGCCTGTATTCCAAGGTAAAAACATGAATTGAAGATTCCAATTATCTTTATCTTGATGAACTAGATTTTTATTGAACTGTTCCAGATATTCTTTGGCACCATCAACGACTAAAAGGTGTGTGAGATTTTTATATGTTTGATTTGCAACGCTCTCAACAGCATCGGCAAGTTTAGGGGAACCGATTGTAGGGGTGATAACGACCACAGACTTTTCAATGATGAGTTTCATAATATACCTATAAAAAGAAGAGAGGACACTATTATATAGCATCCTCTCCAGATTGTCAATTATTACTTAAGAGGGATAAGACCCTTGTCTACAAGATAGCCATCTGAGCCGATAGCATCTACACTCTGATATTCTTCCATGAACTTCTTCAAGTTTGGATTAGATTCCATATGTGAAGTCTTGAAGTATACATAGAGTTTGCGCGAGATAGGATACTGACCAGCAGCGATTGCTTCATATTCTGGAACAATGCCGTTAACAGTAGTGCCGCTGATTGCGTTCGCATTCTGCTCAAGGAAAGAGAATCCAAAGATACCTAGAGCCTTAGGATTGGCCTGAATCTTCTGAACGATTAGATTGTCATTCTCACCAGCTTCAACATAAGCGCCATCTTCACGAACAGAATGACAGAATGTCTTTGTGTCTTCCGGTGATGCGATAATGTTGTTCTTCTTAATGACAGACTTACATTCCTTTTCAAATACCAACTCGATAAATGAATCGCGGGTACCTGAAGTTGGCGGAGGACCTAGAACTTCAATCTTGTCAGCAGGAAGATCATCACGAATGTCCTTCCATGTCTTAGCAGTGTTCTCTTTGAAACCACCATCAACGAAAACATACTTGGCTAGAGCATTGTAAATGTCTTCGGTTGTTAAGTTCATATCAACATGTTCCTTGGATGCTGCTAGAACAATAGCATCAATACCAATTTCGATGACTTCTGTTCCCTTAACTCCAGCCTTGGCACAAGCTTCGGCTTCTTCCTTCTTCATCTCACGCGAAGCATTTACAGCATCGGGAGTTTCTGGGCCATCACCAGCACAGAACAACTTAATACCACCACCAGTACCAGTTGATTCAACGATTGGTGCAGATACACCATTCTTCTTAGCAAACTGTTCTGCTACAGCGGTTGTGAAAGGATAAACAGTGGATGATCCAACGACACGGATCTGGTCATTGGTAGCATAAGCAGCACTAGTGCCAAAAGCAAATAGAGCAGCAGCAAGAGCAATCATAGTCTTATTGTTCATAGTATCTCCATGATAAAAACTGAGGGAGCTAATTCTCCCTCAGTATGTAGAGTTATTGGCCAGATAGCCAATCTGCTTCTTCATTAGTATAAGGAGCCATTACCAATGTCTCCTATCATTATAGGACTTGCGGTCCCATTCACGCTGAAGCCATTCTAAGTGAGCCTGATCTGTAGCCTGACAAAGATAGTCATACATGCGATCATGTTCACTTTTGCGAGTGAATAGTTTCTTCAGAAATCTAGTCATTACTTCTCACCATACTTTTCTGATAAGAACTGCTTCGTAGCTTCGCCGTTATGATCAGCAGGCTTTTCACCGATGTTGATCTTCTTCGGCTTCTTATCTTCTGGAATGAAGCGTTCAAGCCAAATCTTTAGCATGCCGTTAATCAAATCAGCATTCTTAATTTCAATTGTATCGGCCAGAGCGAACTGGCGAGTGAAAGCACGTTCTGCAATTCCCTTAAAGATATAATTGTCGTCTGTGTCATTTGTATGAATATTGCCCTTGACGGTAAGTTTACCATCTTCTAACTCAAGTTCCAGATCCTGCTTACCAAAACCAGCAACAGCGATTTCAATAACATAGGTGTTTTCACCTGTCTGTCTGATATTGTAAGGAGGATATGTAGGAATCTTTGGAAGTGTTTCTGACATTTCCGCAAGCTTCTTTAGAATGGGTTCAAAACCAATAGTGGTATTGAAATTCTTAGGAAGAGTGAAAGACATAGGATCGAAAAAGGGGATTTTATTGATAGTCATGTGTTAACTCCTGTTTAGCAAGTTAGTTGTTTAAGTCTTCCCATTCAGGCGAAGACATACATATTTATATCACATCCTATGTCTC